ATTGTTGAGTGAAACTTGGTTCTTGGGTCTTGGTTGTTCTGGGATATACAATTCCTAATTTATCGTAAGCTGTGGCTATACTTCTTGCTGCCCATATATCAACATCTTTACCAACTATTTTTTTTATCGTATGTAAAGTTTCTTGCTCAGAAGATACAAAATCTTTTTTCAATTTTTCTGCACCCTCTTCATCTACTCGTATTCCTCTTCTACGCATTTCAATTAAGTAAGGCATCAAGTCTCGTTCCAACTCCCAAATAGTCATTAAGTTTTCTTTATACAATTCGTGTTTCATTCTTTGCCACAAATCATAAGTTAGTCTTGCATCTTCTTGAGCATACAATCCAACAGCTTCACTTGGCAGTTTCCACATTTCTTGTTTAGGGTCTACACCATATAATTGAGCAGTTTCTTTTAAATCTTTTTCTACTTTCATCTCACCTAAATATTCTTTTGCTAATGCGTTTAAAGAATAAGAATATCTATTCTCGTCTAATAGAGCTCCAGCTATCATAGTGCAAACTTTCTCACCATTAATTTTAATACCATAAGATTCTAACCAACCAATATCATAGGGTGCGTTGTGAAATATTTTACGACAAGGCATAGCACAAATATCGGCTACATATTGCAAGACTTGTTCTTTAATTAAATTACCACCACCTAAATGTCCAAAGGGATAGTAAGCACTATAACCTTTCGTAGCAATAGCGACTCCAATTATCTCACCTTTACCCATTGCCCAACCAGCACCTAATCCATTGTTGATACCATCATCTCTTGTTTCTAAATCAATGGCTATCTCTTTTGCATCCGATAAATCTTTGTATTCTATCGGAGGTGACCACATAGTCTTTTTTTGTAATGGGAATACTAGTTGCATATCTTATAAATCAGGGTTATCCACTTTTGCAAATGCTAAATTACCTGAGACAGTTATGCGTGGTTCGTCAGTGCCATAAAATGGGTACACCAAATGTTGTAACTCTGCTGGAAACAATAATATTTCTTTTTCCCAGGTTTTGTCTACTGCATACCAAACCTCTTCTATTCTTTGCCACCATGATGGTTTTAAAAAACATAAATTACCTGCTCTTGGAGAATTACTTTTAGAGCCAGGTGATATTTTTTGTAATTCTTCGTTCATGAAAGGTATTTTAATAAAAACTATAAAAGAAAATAAACCAGAATGACTATGTATTGGATTAAATTCATGCTTGTACATATAGTTTACCCAAAGATTTACAAGTTGTAGTTCTAGTCTGTAAGAATCCTCTTTGTAAGTTCTTAAATACCCAGAATGTTTTTTTACTAAATACTCTTCATAAAATTTATGAGATTGTATGCAATTTATTAAAAATTGTTCAAACTCAGGAAATTTTGCAGTCATTAAATATTCTTGAACAATGTTACCTGCTAAACCATGATTGTGTGATATTTTTTCTTCGTAAGCAATATTTATCTTATTTACCATCATGCGAAATAAATCATCAGGTAATGTAAACTCAGAAATTTCTTTCATTTTAATTAAACTAGTATTTGTCATAATCTCTTTCTAATATCATTTCACAATAATGTATTGCTTTTCGTATATCCTCTGATTTTCCCTTTTCACTGTGTCTACAAATATACTTGATTACATTCCCTTCTGCAAATAAAAGTTTGTTTTCGTTAATAAATTTAGCAGGTTGAATTTTTAACTTTTTGTAATGGTGGCTGCCCTTTTCCCACAATTTGTTTTTCTTTTTCATATTCTTCCTTTCGTTGCAAACTAAACCCATCTCTTAATAAATTAAAAAGTTTGTCCTCTACATCTCGTTTCGTGGGTCGTGTTCTAAACTCCATTGTTAAATTTATTTTGTATGTCATTGTTTTCTCCTTGTTCATATAAAAAATTAGAGTTAAAAGAAATTACTGTTTTTCTTTTATCTCCGTTTGGTTTTGACTTATGTAACAAATGTGCTGGAAAAGTAATAATATCTCCCTCCTCTGCATCATAAGATATTGTCTCTCCATTATCATCTTTAATAATTGTTTTGTAATTTGTGTCTGGCAATTCTAGATAAAACACATTAGTAAAATTTGTCTTTGTATGATTATGATATGTATGATGTGAACCCTTGTTATATTGTTGATACCATGTCTTACCGATGTTCCAATTGTCAGCTTTAAGTTTTACCATTAAATCACACATATAAGAATTTCCTATGTGTTTATAAAAGTAAGTTGAATACAATCTATCAAATGTACTTGCGACTAACCAATCTGACTTGCTAACATTCTCTACACCAACAGATGGCATTAAACTAATTAATTCTAAAAGTGTATCTTTGTGATTTTTAAAATCTTTAGCTTTACCTACATACAACTTTGTAGAAATGTTAATACTTTGTATCATAAATTTTGTATCGCATAAAAACTATATACTAAAGAATATATTAATAATAATTCTATCATTGTTTTTTCTCCCCCCAATAAACTAAAACAAAAGCACCACATTCAGGACACGATAAGTTAGTTACAATTTCGTGCTCATCATCCTCTTCACAATCGTGGTCTCCACCCCATATTAATTCTGTATCGCAGTTATAACATTTCATTATTTTTTCTCCCTCAAATAAGTTAAATAATCTACTCCCATAGGATAGTTGTACTTGTGGTCTGTAGACAGTAAATGTAATCGTTTCTTTGCTCTTGTTATTCCCACATAATATACCTTGCGTTCCTCTGATTGTTCTTCAGGATTTTTCTTTTGAAAAGAAGACACCCAGTTTGTTTTTGAAAACAATAAAACATTATCTGCCTCACCTCCTTTGCAAGAGTGAATAGTGTCTATGATAATTTGTGGTTCATTGTTCAAGGCTTTTTGACCGTATCTCTGTAGTAATCTTACAAAGTATGTTACTTGTGGTGGATGAAAGTTTCTTTTTAATATCTCATACCAAGGCTTAGTGTAAGACTCATCATTAAGGTCTAATCCACACCAGTCTCGTAACCCATCAAAATCATATTCTTGTGTATCTGGCAACCCTACCCAAAACTTTACAGAACGATAAGAGCTGTCTTTTATTTCACGAATATATTTCATCATAGTTTCTGCTTCGTGTTTCGTGATGCGTTTGCCTTTTGTAATCTTAGTCCAAGAACGAATAGCCTCCCATTGTTTTTGGTCAAAGGATTTATTTCCTCGATTATCTGCAAAATATAAACCAGCATCTTTTGCTAACATTCGTAATTCATTAACCACAGAGTTCACTCTACCTAATATATACCAAGTACCCTCTAAACTAAGTGGCACTTCTCTAAAATTTAAATATCGTTTTACATAACTATCTTTACTTGATGGATAATATTCTTTATCTAAACTGTTTAATATTCCTCTGCGTATAATCTGTGAGAAGTCATAAATGGCTTGACCAAATCGTTTTGTCTTTCGTAACACTACCTTTCTTCCTGCAAAGTAATGTGTGAAGTATTTACTATCAGCACCGTTCCAAGAATATATAGACTGGTCATCGTCACCAGCTAAATAAATTCTTTCTACATTGTCAGCCATTTTATATATTAGTGACCATTGCAAAGGAGTAAAATCTTGAGCTTCATCTAATATCAGTAGTTTTAATTTTGGAAAGTCTACTTCATCAATGGCTCTTGAAATCATATCGGTAAAATCAATAAAGCTATCTTTTTTGTAATGTTCATAAGTAGATATTTTTCTACAATATACATCTAGTGAATCTTTTTTATATGTCTCTTTCTTGTATGTTAAGATAGGGTCTTGCATCGTGTTTCGTGCTTTGTCATAAATACCTAATGACCAATCTTTATAGATAAACCCATCGTCTGCTAATCGGTTGTCCGATGTTTTAATTATCTTACTTTGTAATGCAAAATCAATCATACAATTTTTTGGGTCAAATACTTCTTCCTCAAAATACCTTCTACAATATTTGTGTAAGGTTTTAAATCGTTCAAAGTCTTTTATATCAAAGTTAGGAAATGTATTAATGGCTCTCTCAATAGCTTCATTGACTGCTTTGTTTGTGAAACTTATATATGCTATGTCATTAGGATGTACACCCTTTGCTAAATACCTTTTAAGTATTCGTTCTATTAAAGTGTATGTCTTACCAGTGCCAGGTGGTCCGTATATCTTTATCGTTTTTTTATACAGACTTTTCTGTTTCTGAATGCCTGAATTTTCCATGATATGAGTCATCTAATTCTGTAACCTTTTCCTTTGGTTTTTGTTTTAAAGTTTCGTGAGATATAAATTCTGGTAGTGTCACATACCAAATATTTTTTTCACCTTCGTAGTAATCTTTTCTTTTACAGCCTAACAAACGCAAAGCATCTGTAGTAGTATTAAATATTCGTGCTGCATTCTTCTTGATAAATTTATCAAGTGTTATCTTCTTAAAGTAACATATATTATCTGTTGTATCTAGAACCACATATCCATCTTTTAATTTGTCGTAGTTATCTTGCTCTATGTGGCTTTCAAAAAATTTCTTTAGAGTGTTATATTTTTCTTCCTCTAATGTATCTTCAAACTTATGTTGCGAATCTTCTATCGACCTCTCTACAATCCCTTTCATTAATAATTCAAATGGTGAAGGTCCTCGCTTTGACTTTGGTAAAGTCATCCAAAAAATTCTATATCGTAACAGTCTAGTGCGAAAACTTTTTTCATCCTTCATATCCTCTGGTGTAATCGTTACTCGTTGTTGTTGGTAGTTAAATTCATACCAGATATTTTTTGTATCTCTAATAAATGTTATGTCGGAAAAATCCTCTATAACTTCAGGTGTTGCTTCACCGATACCCAATCTTCTTTGTTTACATAATTCTTTATTACAGATTGGCATATACTCAGGATGCTTTGGAGGACATTGAAAATCATAACTACTTTTATGAACACTCTTAGATAATTGTGTTACTTCATTTCTTGGTAAAGGATTATGAAATATTTGTGCATTTCTACTATGTGCAATTTCTTCTAAGACTTGCACCGTATGAGCATTATTTTTTTTCATTTCTAATACCAGAACATTAAACAAATAATTGTTTCGATTATTGCCAGTCCATCGTTCTTGTATAAGTTTTTGTACACAAGGTGGATATTGTTTCCAACTATCTTCAGGTTCATATTCTTTTATTTTTAGTTTGTAAAAATCTTCTGGATTTATTTTTTTACTTTGTGCTAATTCTATAAAGGCTTCAACTAATAGTGGGTTGTTGTCATCATCATAAGCAAACTCCATACTACGGTTCATATTTTGATATGGCATATTCATCGCTTTGTTACATGGAAATATTTCTAATGCCATAAAAAATTTATCGTTTATCTTTTGTAATTTTTCCGTAACTTTAGAAACATCTGCCCAATCCGTAAAAAAAACAAAAATATGCAAACCACCACTTTTACTTTTAATAGGTACTAGTGGCAATTTGTACTCTTTGATAATATCTACATATTTTTTTTGGTTGTAGTTTTTGTAGCTGCTTGGGTCTACATCAATACAACCCCATAAACATTTATTGTCTCGTTCTGGTTTTAAACCAATGCGTGTTTTACCTTCAAGGTGTTCTTGCCACTGGGTCGTGGTTAGTGGTTCGTTGACCGTTAGGTATTTTGTAATTCTCTTACCCCTATCATCAAGTTCACCTGATACGGTAGACTTGATGTAGGAGTCAGAATTACCTTCAAATAACTTGAAGAGCTGTTCCATTTAGAATGGTGTATCGCCTGATTGATTTTCTACTTGTACAGGTTTTGGTTTTTCTTGAGGTTTTGTTTCAGTTTCCTCGATACCTGATTCAAAATCTACTTTACCAAAAATATCGCTTTTTGATACTGTTTCAAAAAAAGATTTATAAACTTGCAAAATTGCATCATCTTTACCTTCATCCAACCATTTTACAAATTGAATTGCCCATCCATGCCACTTGTAACCTTCTTTAGTATTTTCTTCTTTAACAGTAGATAATTTATACACATTACTCCAAAGAGGTGGGATATAACTTCCCATTTCATCTACTCTTGTTTTAGTTGTGGTTGTGGTATTCCAAGCAGCAGATTTTTTCTTTTGTGAAGATTTCATTGTAATCAATACAGATTCAATTGGCTCAAAAGTTTTAGGGTCTACTATATAACAAAAATGATTTCCAGTATCTTCAACATAAGTACCCTGTTTTGTTCTATCTTTTTTGTCCTCATCTCTAGTTGTATTTTTTTTCATATCATACTTTAAATGAATAGTAGGTCTGCCTATTCCTTTACCTCTGTCTTCCCATTCATTGTATGTATTGATATAAAAACAAGGCACAACTGTAATGCTTTTGCCATATAATGAATTTGTTACTGGATTATATATATCACCTATTTTTGCTTTTTCATTATACAATGGATTATCCTCTTCTAATACTGGACTAGAAGAATGTAATATTTTAAGAATAGGTAATTTCATATCTTTGGCAGTTATTTTCTCCATGCCTGAACCTGCGTGGTCTCTTAAACTTATTTTTGGTTTAGCAAGTTCTTTTTTGTCACCAATTACAACTTGCTTGTCTTCATTTAATGTTGCTTCGTTTTTCATATTAACTCCTAATTATTTTTGTTTTATTTGATTGATAAATTGAAAACAC